TTACGGCCGCGGCAGCGACTTCACCTTCAGCTCATACTCCGGCAGCTCGTACTTTGGAAGCTTCAGCCGATACTTCTCATACTCACTCTGGTTCCACGGCGCATCATCGATCGTCTTCTCCGAATACCCCTCAGTCAGATAAAGCACGTCCTTCTGGTAATCGCTCAGCTCCATGCTGTCGATCAGCTTCAGCACCTTTTCCCGTTTCGAGCCGTTGATGACCTCACCATCGGCGTCGCGGTCTGCTTCCATTGCGCCCGCCTTCGTCTTGAGTCCGATGTACACCGCTGGGCTGATGTCTGCACTATAGGCCGCCGCAATGTTCTCCGCTTCCTTCTCGCTCGAGATGCTTCCATACAGCCGGATCATCTGCTCATCCGTCAGATCACTCGCGGCAACGATCCTTGCCTTGTCCGCCTGCTTCTCTGCTCCCCGCATCTTCCGAATGATACCGTAAGCCTCCGTGCGATCCACGCCGATGCTGTGCAGCTCCTCAACCGCCTGTGTCTGTCTTACACTCAATCCCTTAGCATCCCCCGCATAAAAGTCTCTCGTCTCCGAAAGTCCGCTGTTGCCGAAGGCAAGAGCCTGAAACGCTTTGAGCGGTGTCTGCTCCACGGTGTACTGCAGCCGTTTTTTGTCACCGTAGCCGTAGGTGCGTCCGCCCTGCAGCATCGTCTTTGCACCCTGATACGTCTTCTGGAGCTGACGTCCGCCTGGGACGAGCGTGCTGCCAAGCTCCAACGCGGCATCCGCGATCTGACCCGCGCTCCTGTCCTCCGCTGTCAGAGCGTTTTTCACACCGCCGACCGCCTCGGCAACGTTGGCCAGCGGCAGCGTCTGATCCCCGAGGCCCAGTACGCCGGAGACGCCGCGCACGAACGGGA